GAATTGAAATATAGTTTTTGAATGCCAGAAAATGCGACTGGGATTGAGCTAGTAGTATCTAAAACAGAATCTACTGTGATACCGATTGGGCGCTCAGTAGCAGCAGCAGGCACTTTTACTGTGCTTCCTGTTCCTGTAGTGCAAGTAACAATTCGATATGCTGCAATTGTTGATGCGACTTTCATTGAGATAGGTGCAATGTGACTCATAAATTATCCTTTCTTAAGTTTCTTTTAAAATTTGTTTTGCAGCGGCTCCAAAAGAGACGTTATTTTCTACTGCATATTTATTAATTTTTTCGATTTTTTCAGACTCAGAATTTTTAGCTTCTTTATTTCCTTGCTCTGAATTTTCTTCGAAATTAACAGAGAAGGCTTTTTTGAAAAGGCTTAAAGTTTCCTTTAAAAGCTCATCCTTAGAAACTATAACTTCTTTATCTTGTTTTTTAATTGAAAATTCTTTCTTCTCAGTGCTCAACAAATCTAGAACGTATTCTTTCATTGAAGGACATGCTAGTTTTTCAGATACAAGAGAGGTGAAGAAGGCCTCATCTTTTGCAATCTTTGCTTGAGCTTGTAACTCAAGTTCTTTCTTCTCAGCTTCAATTTTGAATTGTTTTAAATCGGCAAGCTCTTTATCTTTTGCTTCTAGATCAAGAGAGAATTTTTTCAATTCTTGTTCTTTAGCATCAAGAGCTAGTTTTGCTTGCTCTGCTTCTAATTCGAGTTTTATTTCTAACTCTGTTTTCATAGATTCCTTTCTATCGTATTTTTTTAATTCAAATTCTTTGATACAATCATTATAAATCCTAGGCGCGTTTTCACCTAATGATTTGTAATAAGCTAATATGTCATTAAGATTCATTACTGCGGGCGTATCTGCACCAAGGAGTGCAATACCTGAAAGAAGCTTGGAATAAGTCTCTTCACCAATGCCTAGATTAAAATAGATTTCAGCTGATACTTTCCTATAACTTCTTGCTTGGATGAGTTCATAGATTTTTTTTGGGATGTTGCAAAAGTCTGCCACGAGTTTATCACCTAAGACATAAAGATTTTTTACCCAACCAATAGCAGGCATGCCGTCCTCTTGAACTAGCTTTTGATCTAGGTCGTGTCCTAGTTTCAAATAAGGTGGTAGTTTTGTTTTTGTCTTTTCGAATGAATCGACTAAAGTATTGAGGTCTTCTAAAGTGTAAGGATCTCCATTCCAAGTGCCTACCGAAAAAACCTCTACTCCTGAAATCTCGTATGTTTCCATTTTCACTCCTAGTCTTCAGACCATGAAATTGATACGCTTGTATCAACCGTGGATGTTGTCGCCTTCATTGCGATAGTAAGAACGTCATTCCTATCTAAATGAATATCTAAATCTTTTAAGTTAACAGAGCGTGAATCTATTTTTGCGATAACTGAAGAAAACAAATCAAGACCTCCGGTGACCGTTGTACCTGCAATGTCATATTCTATAGTTGATATGCCTTGACTGATATAAGTCCAGTCAGGCTCGCCACCAAGAGTAGGATTTAGAACTAACCGAAGCTCACAGTTTTTTGAAGCATCGGCAGCGCATTCAAGAATCAAAGGAAATACTTCTGTTAGATTTATTCTAGAAGCGAACTCGCCTCTATTTCTTATTGAAAGAATATTAGTGGAAGTTGTTCCAATACCTGCTTTAGAATTTTTCATTGATAAAGTGTTTCTAAATTTCTCAATAAGCCCTTCAATAAAACCTGCAGCACTAGCAGAGCGGACATAAACATCACTTGTATTGCCAAGATTTTCAGCGATAAAACCCATTTTAAAAATTGGATAATCAAGTGATGAGGCTATATTTTTATTTGAATATTTAATTGTGTGAACAACAACAAAAGATGCAGAGCTAGGATTTTCTACTAAGAATTGAATGCCTCCAAATCCAAGATATTGAATTTTTATTGCAAAAACATTTCCTTTTGTTGGATCTAAAATGAATGGATCTGGTTGATCACCAAGAAGTCTTAAGTTGTTCCATTCGGTTTGAGGTATAAAAGTATCTGTAGTAGTGGAAGTTGATACACCTGCCACAAGCTCAGAGAAAGTCCCTGCCATTGCACCTGTAGATGCTATTGAAAAAGCACCTGCCTTGGCTCCGATTAAATTAGAAATAAAAGTAACAGTTTCTCCATTGTGCGATACTTCCCACCCAGGAAATACAGTGCTTGCGACTTGAAAGGCATTATGTTTTTTTGTTCCGCTTGTTACTGCCACAGTTTTTGCGACTCCATTTAGAGTGACTGTAAGAGTCTCGTTTCCAGTAGCAGCGGTAGCAACGGTCAATCTTTGAATTTCTTGTCTCGCAGCTGTTCGATAAAGAATACCGAATTGAGTCCCAACATATCCAAAAGATAATTCAGTGCCATTTGAATAAGCACCGGCTCGTATAGATGAGTTCGCTTTTGGTGCTGAGTAAAGAGCTGTATATCGAAAAAGTATTCCAGTGCCAGGTCGATAACGAACAGCACGCTTTGATTTTAGAATCGCATAACCATTTGCTGCGACGCCTGTATTGACAGAATAAAGTTGTCCAGTCCCATCGGAAATAGAAATAGATCCTGTAACACCATCGGTTAATGATTGAGTGTCTGTAATGTCTCTTATCCCATAAACTGCATCAAGTTGGACTCGAGGCACTGGTTGAGCGACTCGAACTTCACCGAATGAGGTTAGTGGTGATATGATAATTGCTTCTTTAGATGAGTCCATTTTCACCTCTATTTTGTTGAGAAACCGTCACCGATATTTTCGTTTATAAAATCTTGCGGATCTTGTCCCTTAATGGATGTTGTCGGTTTAAACTTCTCGTATTTTGTTATTGGTATTAAGGTGCTGCGGCAATTGAAGTGGCAAGGTGGGATTGGCTCAGTGCCTTTTGCAAAAATCTTATTGTGTAAAGCTGAGCAAATTGGCGTCGTGCTACCATCCATAATAGCACTGTATTGATATGCGTCCACGACTCCGCTTTCCTCGAATGCTTTTACACGGCCTCGGTTCATGACTTCTGTGTGTTTAGTTCTTGCATATCGTTCAAGCTGCACTTCTGAAAGTTTTTTGCCGTCCATATCTAAAATGTCAATCACGGTAGAAATCGGTCTGCCGTCCTTAATCGCTGCGACAACTTCAATGCGTGCTTTCTTTTTTAGATTGTATTGCCAGTCACCAATGAAGTTGTAGTTTTCGCTTTCAATGAGGTCTAGAAACTCTTGAGAGGTCGTAGGCTGAGCAAAGTTTGACTTATCAAGCTCAGTCATAGCTTGCGATTGAGCATCCTTATAGAGGTCCATTTGAGACTGTTTTAAAAGCTGCTTTAAATCTTTAAGCCCTTTGAGTTTTATCTCGTCGATTACATCAATGTCTTGGCGAGTGATGACTTTCTTTTTTTGAAGCTGATCAAAAAAGTCCGCATAGATTTTTTTGATCAAAGACTTCCCTTCATTCACAAGAGAGTCATCATAATCATTAAGTTTGTTTTTCAATTGCTTGAAATTAACTTTCTTGTGATAGTTTCCCTCGGCTTGAGGGTAAGCAAATTTTAATTGGACCTCGCTTGTTTGTAATTGTTTATCCTCAAGCTCTTCTTCTGCTTCATCGTCTTGCTCTTCAAGATCCTCAGCTTCATTCATTGGCGCTTCAATCTTTGGATCCGGAGATTGCGATTGAAAAGGACTTGGAGCTGGTTCCTTAAAAACAACTTCACCCTCAGGAAACTTTACTAGCTTTCTAAAGTGATTAATTTCATCTTCGTTTGGTTTAAAAACGTTTCCTTTTACTGCATCAAGCCAAGCTTTTGCGAGTTCGAAAGTCTTGTCATCTTCTAAAGATTTAAATTGGAACTTTGGATACTCGACATTGCCAAAATTAAAGAGTACAATCGGTTTGATAATTTCGTTATTGATAAGCGTTTCAAGCTTGTTTCTACGACGCAAAATATGCAGCATGAATATGCTTATTTGCTCCTTGCCTAGGGCTAAAGATCCCCCTCCAGTTTCACTTCCTGACACACCGAGTAAGTCTGGAATGAACAGGGCCCTTCCAATAAACATATTGAAAATATTAATAGCCTTTGAGTACGCCTCTCCGGTGTTTGAGCTTTCCAGAAATTCGACTTCAATGTCTTTTGGTATTGTGATTGCAGTCTTTGTTTGAAAGTTTTTAAGAATGGAAAAAAGATCTGCTATGGCTTTTTTTGGTGCAGACTTATCATATCTCCCTACAGGTGTAGGCGAGGCAGCTTTTTCCAAAAAGATTGCGTAGTATCGAATGACTTGTCTCTTGGCGAACCAAGCATTGTAAGCAGCTCTTAAGTCGGACTCACCATAACAATTTCCAAAGCGTGGTGAGTTTATATATTTGATGACAGACTTTTGATCGATCTCAATGTCACCCTTACAAGATCTTTGAATGAGCTTTTCAATATTGCCCTTGTCATCTTTATAAAATAACCAGGTTTGAGGATGACGAGTTTTTAAATATTTTAAAGTGAGAAAATTATCATATCTTTGTTTAAAGATCTTTTCAGTGACCGAGAAACCGAATTCATAAGCGCTGATTATTTCTTCAATCGAATCAACAAAAAGAGTTTCAACGTCATTATTAAAAGTGTCTTCTAAAAAGTCTTCGATTTCATCTTGCTCTTCATCGGTTTTAACAAAATGAAAACCTGAACCAATGACTAGGTCTTTTTTAAGCTTCATACAAATAGAAACTTGATCATCTTTTAGCATGTCCTCATAAATTGAATAGTCGCCAGTCTTTTGCCAAAGATCGTCTGGATTAAACGGATCGAAGTCTTGAAGGAGCGGTGATTTATCAAAAGTGTTTTCAGCAGTTCCAAAGTAGGTCTCAAATAAAAGATTAAGCTTCGATTCTGCTTGTGGCGTCGATTCATCCATGAGTCATCCTTTTTTTAAAAGATTAATTTTTCAAAATTAAAATCTTACTTTTATTATAGCATGACAGTGTGTTAACGCTTTGCCTTAAATTAAAATCTTAGATTTTAAATCATCGTAAAGATCATTTTCACCATATTTAGTTAACATTTGAATTGCGATTGCGGTGGCGACAATACAATCGTCGTGTTTTGAAGGAGCCGCTTCGATTTTGCCTTTGTTATTGATAAGAGTGAGGCACTCATTGAGTGTAGTAAGGTCGTTTATATTTACATATTTTGTTTCAATTGCAGTAATAAAAGCATTCATCATGATTGGCCTTGAAACCATACTAGTAAGCCAACCAAGCTTGTTATCAGTGTCTATATAAAGGTTTGGATAGTTCAAAGTTTTATCAAGCCATTGCAAAACTGCATGACCATGATTGTTTCTTTCGACTGCCAGAATTGGATACTCTTCTTCACGAGAGTACATGAGTGCCAGCTCATTTACTTTATCAGCGAACTCATGAGCTTTTAAGTGAGCCCTAAAAGTAGCTACGACTTCCTTTTGTTTCATATCAATAACGACTGCTACTGAATAGTCGCTTCCTGAGCCCTCGGAGGTGTCTACACCAATGCAGTAACGAGAAAACTTATTGAATGTCGCAAAAATCTTAAAGCCATTCCTAGACGATAGTATTGGTTTAGCAGAATCGATTTGTTCTTTGATTAAAAAAGAGTCCATAACAGAATTTCCCGACGCAATGAAACAACCTATGTCATCTTCTGGATATTCTTGTTCAAATGGCACTTGAATTTGTTCGCTGTATTGTTTCAATTCTATTTTTTTTAAACGTCGAAATAAAATTTGTTCATCGGAAATATTAATCTTATAATTTTTGAGAGCCATTTTCCTTAGCTCTCTTTCCTCATCCGAGAGAGCTAAGGCCTCTTTTGTTTCAATTTTATAATCAGGAAACATAAACCAAGGAAAAAAAAACTTCTCATAGTTTTGTTCTAGATCATTCCATAATTCATAAAAGTAATTTCCAAGACCATTAGGTGTAGACTCTATAGTAGCGACTCCATTTAGCGGAACAGCTTGTAAAGTTGATTTGAGTTTAACAGAATCACGCATAAAAGCAGCTTCAGAAACATGAAGCCATTGGATAGTGTCGCCACGTGATTCTAGATCACAATAGATCCTAGAGTTAATTTCAGGGAAGTAAAGCTCATTTTTAGAGCCACCTCCACGATCAATTCTAGGCTTAAGATCGTTTGGCATAAAATTATAAGCCCTTGTTACAATTCGAAAGAGTTTTTCGATTGCATCGTTTTCATGGGCTAGAATGACTGAGGTGATATTTTTATTAAAGATTGTAAAATCAAACTGCTTTAAAATTTCGTTGGTAGAAAAGCCGATTTGTCTAGATTTTAAAGCAATTTTTTTCTTCGAATTAGATCTGTTCACAAGCTCTTGAATTTTATTTGGACTAAAAAGGACCTTCTGGCCGTCTTTATTAATAATTTTATAAAGATGTTTTAAACGCCAATCTCGGTCCTTTAGTCTGTGCATTTATTTCTTTTTGCAAGGTTTAGCTACTGGTTTGTCAGCTAATTTTTTTGCCATTGGTTTTTTCGCTGCTACTTTTTTCGCTGCTACTTTTTTTGATTTTGCCATTATATTAGTCCTCCTTTTTTTCAGAATTATCTAGATTGGAAATCATGTCAACAACTTGTGAGTGAAAGCTTCCAGTGATGTTATGG